AACCAGAAGAATCAAAAAATGTTGTAAAAATGATTCCAAAAAGCAAACATAGAAGATAATTGTTTGCGATATTTTTATAAAGGAAGTGATATACTAAAATGGATGAATTAAAAAGAGTAGGCCTTGTATTCAAGGATGATGGTAGTGTAGATTTTGTAAAATCATTGAAATTGGTAAATGCTACATTAAAGGAAAATTATGAAACTTTTAAATTAACTCAAGCACAATGGGATAAATCTACTACAACAACACAAAAATTAAAAGATAAATTAGTATATCTTAATGAAGCATATGATATCCAAAAAGATAAAGTCACTACATTAAAAATCCAATTAGATGAATTAGAAAATGCAGAGAATAGAGATGAAGTTGCAATTCAAAAGAAAAAAGCTGCATTAAGTCAAGCAGAAACATCTCTACAAAGATATAAAAATCAAATAGATGAAACTACAGTAAAATTAAAATCTGGGTCAGAAGCAATAAAGGATTTTGGAAAGAATGTAGAAGAAAAAGGAAATAAGATAGAGAAAGCAGGGAAAAAACTCTCTGCTTTTTCTGTTGCTACGTTAGCTGCATTAACAGCATCAGCAAAAGGTGCAATAGAATTTGAAAGTGCATTTGCTGGTGTTGAAAAAACAGTAGATGCTACAGATGAAGAATTGGCAAATTTAAAAGTACAAATAAGACAAATGGCAAAAGAAATTCCATCTACAACAACAGAAATATCTGCAGTTGCTGAAGCAGCAGGACAGTTAGGAATTAAAACTGAAGATATAATGAGCTTCACTAGAGTTATGATTGATTTAGGAAATTCTACAAACTTAAGTGCTAATGAAGCTGCATCTGCTCTTGCAAAATTTGCAAATGTAACAAAAATGAGTGCAAGTAATTATTCTAATTTAGGATCTGTAATTGTTGCATTAGGAAATAATTTTGCTACAACAGAAGCTGATATAGTATCAATGGCAACAAGACTTGCAGCAACCGGAGAATTAACAGGCTTAACAGAAGCACAAATAATGGGATTAGCAACTGCAATGTCATCTGTAGGTATAGAAGCAGAAGCTGGTGGATCAGCAATGAGTAAATTATTAAAAAAAATACAAGTTGCTGCAGAAACAGGCTCAAAAGATTTAGAAGATTTTGCTAAAGTTGCTGGTATGAGTGCAAAAGACTTTAAACAAGCATTTGAAAAAGATGCTGTAAAAGCTCTAGCAGCTTTCATATCTGGATTAAATGATACGAAAAGAAATGGAAAATCAGCAATAGCAATACTAGATGATATGGGATTAAAAGAAGTAAGATTAAGTAATACAATTTTATCTCTTGCAAATTCAAGTGGAGTAATGAACGATGCCATAGAACTTGCAAATAAATCATGGGAAGAAAACAATGCATTATCAAATGAGGCAAATAAAAGGTATGAAACATTACAAAGTAAATTAAAAGTAGCATTAAATAAAATACAAGATATTGGAATTACACTAGGAAACAAATTAATGCCAGCAATAGAAAAAGTATTAGAAAAATTAGGAGAGTGGGCAAATAAATTTGATCAATTAGATGATAAACAAGTAGAAATGATTGTTAATTTAGGATTACTTGTTGCAGCTCTATCTCCAGTAATAAGTACAATAGGAAAAACAGTAACAGGAATAGGACAGATGATTCAAGCATATGGAAATTTTAGAGAAGGATTAGGATTATTAATTGCAAAAGCTGAAGCATCTGGAAGTGCAATGACAGGATTATTAAAAGTAATACAAGGAATGACAAGTCCTGTAGGATTAGCCTGTATTGCAATAGGTGCTGCAATTACAGGAATAATAATTGCAAGTAATCAAGCAAATGAAGAAGTAAAAAAAGACTTTGAATCTATGGGAAAAAGTGCAACTAGTTTTTTAGATGGCATTGATTCAGCAACATCTCATTTGAATAGTTTTAATTCAACATTATTTGCAACTGCAGAAGAACAACAAACACTAAAACAAAATATGGATGAGATTCAAAGAGGAATAACAGATATATGTAAAAAAGCATCTGATGAAAGAAGAGGATATACTCAAGAAGAAATAACACAATTAGATGAATATTTTACAAAATTAAGAGAACTAAAAGATAGAGAAATACAAATACAAAGTGAAATAGCAAATGCTATAACACAACAAGCAACAACAAATGCACAGGCTTTTCAAGGCTCATTAGAAGAGTATAAAGTACAATCACAGGAATGGATAAAAACAGCTAAAGAACAAAAAGAAGCTACAGTTAAATTAATTGAAGAGGGAACAATTGAAGAAGTTGCATTATTGAATCAAAGATATAAAACAGAAGAAGAAAGACAAAGCGAAGCATATCAAAAAGAATATGCAACCATTATGCAACAAAAACAAGAAAAAATAGATGCAGCAACAGATGAATTAGCAAAAGTAAGTGAAGTATATGCTAATGGATATCTAGAAAGAAGTAAACAGGAAGATGGATTCTATAATACATTAAAAGAAGCAATGGATAAGCAAGAAAGATTATCCGAATCACATAATAAGAAAATAGAACAAATAAAAAATCATGAATTATGGTATGTAACAGATACTGCAGCAGCAATACGAGGAGAAAATGAAACATTTGCATTCCACCAAAAAGAATACTGGAACGAAATGTATAAAAACATGTCAGAAGAACAAGCAAAAGAACTTGGTGTTTGGTTGGCTCAAGTTTCTCAAACAGAGTTATATGGTGGAAAAATAAATGATGAAACAAAGAAACTTGTAGATGGAATTATGGCAAGTTATGATAGTATGCCAAAGAAAACTCAAGAGGCAATGAAAAATGCAATGTCTCCAATGTTAGAAGAAATGCAAAACAAAGAGCCTTCATTATTTGCTAAAGCAACAGGAATAGCAAATGGAATTATAAATAGATTGAAAAAATCATTTGACATTCACTCTCCATCAAAGAAAACAAGAAAAATATTTAAACAAGTAATGCAAGGATCTGAATTAGGATTAGAAGATGAAGAAAAGAATTTATATAATAAAGCGGAAGATATTGCAGATAATATTAACGATAAATTTGGAGATGTCAATGATATCTCTGTTAGAAGTAAATATAGAAGAATGGTCAATAATATTTCTGAAGGAAAATTAGAAATAATTGATTATGAAAGATTGTTCAAAGTGTTCTTAAAAGCATTGAATTCATGCAAAATTCAATTAGATAAAGATGGATTTATTCATTTTATAGATGACAGGTTAATGGAGGTATTATAATGTTTGTTTTTAATAATATATCAAGCACAGATATGCAAGTAATTGTTGAAGAAGAGGATCAATTCCTAGGAAGAGCAAGTCAAAGATATGCTCGTACAGATATAGAGGGAAGAGATGGTGCATTATTTGAAGAGCAGGGATATACAACAATAGATAGGCAAATAATGATACAAATTTTAAATCCAGATAAGTTAGATGAGATAATTGCATGGTTAAATGGTGTAGGTATATTAGAATATAAAGGAAGAATAACAAAAGCAAGATTTTATAATGAAATAAATCCAGTAAGAACAGCAAATATAAAAACTGCAGATGTATCTTTTACTAGAAATCCATTTTGGACTAAAAAAAGGGATGAATATACACCAGTTACCAATATAGTTTTTAATGAAGGAACTATATATTCAAAACCGATAATAAAACTTAAAAAGAATACATCTAGCAGTATAGATATAACGATAAATGATGTAAGATTTACTTATAATTTAAATAATGATGAATACGGAATAATAGATTGTGAAGAAAAAAATGCAGAATATGAAGGGAACAATAGAAACAGACAATTAGAGATAGGATATAAATTTCCTACATTACAACCAGGGGAAAATAATATAATTGTTCATTCTGGAGATGCTGAAATATTTATAAAAAGAAAGGATAGATGGCTATGATAAAAATCTTCGATGAAAATGATAGAGATTTTAGTTCAAATGGAAATATAGCCATCAATCCAATAAAATGCAAAGAAAGAAAAAAGAAATCGTTAAATGGATGGTATTTAGATGTAGAAGTAGATATCAAATATAAAGATTATATATTACAAGATAAATTATGCGTAGTAAAAACAAAATCAAAAGCTAATCCTCAAGCATTTAGAATTGATAATCCTAAAATAACTAATAATGTAATAAGTTTTACTGCAAATCATGTAATGTTTGATGCAAAAAGATATTTACTATATGATGTTAGACCTACATCCCAAGATGGACAAAATGCACTTTCATATATTAATGAAAGGACTGATAAAACAAGTCCTTTTACAGTTTATTCAAATGTTGAAACTATTAGAACTGCTTACTTCATGAGAAAAAATCTTCTAGAAGCATGGGAAGTTATTGAAGAAAGATGGGGTGGAACATTTGATGCAGATAACTGGACTATAAGATTATTAAATAGTGTAGGAAATGATAATGGAGAAACAATTGTATATGGAAAAAATATGCAAGGAATTCAAATATTTGAAGATTGGTCAAATGTATGTACAAAAATATGTCCTGTTGGTTATGATGGAATAACTCTTCCAGAAAGATATTTAGAAAGTGAAGTACAGTATGAAATACCATATACTAAAAAAGTAGAATTTCCAACAGAATTAGAAGATGATGAAAAAACAGAAGAAGCACTATTAATAGAATTAAGAATAAATGCAACAGCATATTTGGAAATAAATCAATATCCAAAAGTATCATATGAAGTAACATCAAATATTAATCAAAACATGGAAATTGGAGATACAATACATGTAAAACATCCATTAGTAACATTAGTAACTGAAGTATTAGAATATGAACACAATTTATTAACTAACAAAATAGAATTATTAATATTTGGTAATTATACAAGAGATGTTAAGAGTAAATTCGATAGTATAAAAGAATCAATAAAAACTATAGCTGAAGAAGTATCAACACAAGAAGCGGTTATAAATCATCAAACAGATTTAATTAATACTCTAAATAAAACAGGGTATGTATATATAGATGAAAATGAAATATTAATATTAGATGCTTTACCTAGAGAGAATGCAACTAATGTATGGCGATTTGGATTAGGTGGAATAGGGTTTAGCTCAAACGGATATGAAGGTCCTTTTGGAACAGCAATGACTATGGATGGAAGAATTAATGCTGATTTCATTACTACTGGAATGATATCAGTAGAAAGAATTGAAGGATTAGGCAATCAAATTTCATTAGAAGTCTCTAATCAATTAAAAGATACAGAAGATGCTGTAAGTGAAATAAATAGATATATCAATGAAGAATTAAAAGTTCAATTAGATGGACTTACTAATACACTTGACAATACAGGAGGAGCTAATTTAGTTCGAAATAGTGTTGGGATTTTTAACAATGACTATTGGGAAGGTAATATTGAAACTATAAATACAACAGAAATAAAAAACAATACAATTTCGCAAAGTGCTATTTTATTAAATAATGCAAAAATTAGTCAAACAATACAAGTAAAAAATGGAACATATAATATTAGTTTCTTATATAAAAAATTAAAGAATTTAGCAACATGTGAAGTAATTATTAACGGGAATTCATATGAACTATCATCTACAGATATATATGAATTTGAACAAAATATAGAAATTTCAAACAATTCTATAAAAATCGAATTTGAATCAGATACAACTGAATCATGTTGGATATCTGATTTATTAATTATTCTTGGAACTAATAAACAAACATGGACACAAAATCAAAATGAAACTACAAGTGATACAGTAAAAATAGGAAAAGGTATTCAAGTAGAAAGTTCATCAACAAATACCTATACAAGAATAGATTCAGATGGTAATAGAACTTATAATAAAACAACTGGGGAAGTTGTATCAGAACAAACGGATAAAGGAACTTTAACAAAAGAATTAGTAGTTCAAGATTTAGCAGATATATGTGGATGTCTTGTAAATAATGTTGATGAACAGGTTTGGTTTTCAAAAATTTAAAGGAAGGAGTCTTTATAAATGGCAAGTTCAGGATCTTTTTCATCTAATCAAGTAGCTGCTACAACAAGAGTTTGGTATTGGGATTTGTCTTGGTGGGTAACTAGTTGGAATGGTAATACAGCATCTATTCATTATGAAGTTATTTCTAGATGTACTACTGGTGGTAGTGATAGATGGGTTGCAAACCATGGATTTAGTGGTAGTATAGCTGGACATAATTTTTCATCTGGCGACACTTTTTATAATGGTTCTGTAATAGCTTCTGGAGATTTCACTTTGGGTGGTGGTTCATCTTTTAGTGCAAGTTTAACGGCTCATCCTTATAGCGGTTCATATACATCGTCTGGATCTGGTAGTTGGACATTGGATAACAATGTTGTAACACCAACTGTAACATGTTCTGTAACTAGAGGGTTAAATACTGTTGGAGCATCATTGTCAGTTACTAATAATGGTAATGCAGGTATTGTAGATAGATATATCGATATATTTACTGATAGTGGATGTACAAATAAAGTTGGAGTAATAACTGGAGGAAGCGGAACTTTTACAGGATT